GATTGAAGTTGTTGTTGCTGCAGAAGGTGTAATATCTGCTGCCTTAACTGTTACTGTCCATGCAACTGATGGACCAGTTGATGGGCGAGTAGTAATAATTCTTGCTTCGTATGTACCTGCAACTGATGGAGCAACCAATGAAACTGTAAACTTTGCAGTTACATATCCTGGTGTTCCAACTGTTGAGTTAACATCAGCAGAAAGATTTCCTGCTGCAACTGCAACTGTAGCAGTTGTTGTTTCAAGCAATGTAAGTGTTGCATTCTTAGATGCACCTGTTGGTTGTGAGAACATAGCAGAAAGCACTGTTGCTGTATCTGCTGCTGTTTCTGAGATAAACGACAAAGTTACTACTGCAGTTGCGGTTTCACCAGCAGTGATTGCATCTGTAGCAGAGTCAATCGTTAGTGAAGGTCCGATTACAGCAGCACTTGTCGGAAGTGCTGACATAACGCCAAAGGTCATAGCTGCAGCAAGACCTAGGGCAATTTTCTTAAATGAATTCATTTTTCTCCTTGTTAGTTTTTATAATAAATTGAAATTATCAAGATAGTCCCGAACTTCTTCAGGCATTTCCCGACTATTCAATTCTACCATACGTTGCTCTTTCTCTGCAAGTTGCTTTGCTGAGCTTGACCAAGTATGAATATCAATCTCTAGATTAGTATTCTTTGGTGTATGAGATAGGGCACCAAAGACAGCACCAGTCACAGCATCTGATAAGTCTTTTGACTTCTTGCGTGGGTGATCTACCTTTTTATCATTAATAATCTTAAGTTCAGACATTTCATCAAGCAATAATGGGATATGTGGCATGGCAACACGCTCTTCATAAATCATCATAGCAAGATCTTCGTAGTGTTTCTTACCAACAGAAACAGTATCAGTTCTTATCCCTACCGCTTGAAGCTCTTGCTGAATATAAAATGACTGCCAACGGTCAAATGTAACCATGCCAAGATTAAAACCTTGTCTGCGAAGATTTTGAATCCATTGCTTTACATCAGAAAGATTTACTGGTCCTTCAATTTTTGGCTCCCACCATACAACTGCATCAACAATAATAATTGGAGCAACTTGTTCATAGTCTTTAACTACCTGAAGGTTTACCCATTTATCAACATGTGCAATTGCTACAGCACACTTATCGTGTTTTTGTGCAAGGTCAGCATGTACATAATAAATCTTATCTGGGTCTGGAACAAAAGATTCATCAAACCTTTTATTATTATCAATTGGATTCCTTAATGTCATACACTTTTCAAGTTTATGTTTTTGCTTAAAGAATGCATCAGATGCAAAGGTTGGTACGCATGCAAAACGCTGCATAGCATCACCCATGTCGGTAAAAAATGCTAGCTTAAAGTCATCAATCTTACGGGTTGGGTTTACTACCCATGTTGGTCTCTTTAGTCCAAATACCCCAGGATATTTATATGCAACAATCTGATCTTCATCCCAAGAAATATCTAGATAGTTTCCTTCTGCATCTTCTGGAAAGTCTGGATTCATGATAAAACGATGTGTCTTTGTAATGACTTCTTTCTCCATGATTGCATCTTCATACTTCTGAGAGATAAAGTCCCCTGGAAAACGAGGGAATGAGAGCAGTGCAACCTTACCCAAGTCAGGGAAACGAGAGTCTACTGAAGCACGGAATGCCTTATAGATATTATCTGCAGTCTTTCCTTGATCATTTCCAGTACCTACTTCAGTTGCAAAACCAGAAATTTCATCAAGTACTGCAAGGATAAGGTTCAAACCTTCGTGTGATTCTCTTTCTGAGTGACCAGAGTAAACTGTAATTGCTTTATCAAACTCAATGCTTTCTGCCTTTGCATTGTATTTTCCCGCAAACCATTCAGACTTTTCAATCTTAGTTTTAAAACCTTTAAAGAACACGTTCTTAGCCTGTTGAGCGTTAATAGCCACGTTAATAATATCAATAGCATCTCCTGCAGGCTTACCAAAATATCTAGCAGGATCTTTTAAACACAGTAGTTTATATACAATGTATGCACATGCTACGGTTGATGTAAAGTCTTTTCCAGATCCCTTGCCAAGTTGCAGAATTACTTCATTCTTGGTGTACTTCTTATAATAGCGGTGGCCTTCTTCTGCCCCCATAATATCTACAAGATCTTCTTCTCTGTAGATTTGGCTCATTGCTTCAACAATGTCATACTGAATATCAGATAATGGTGGCTGGTTTAGATATGCTTCACCCTCAACAAATGTCTTTGCATCAACAGGCATTTCTTCAAAGTTATTATTTTTTAGTGCTTCAAGAAAATCATTGAACATCGTGGACAACTGTAATCACTTCCCCATCTTTTGCAACAGAAGAAAGTCTGTGCATAATTAGGTCACGAATTTCTGGATGAGAAGACGCAATATCTCTTAGTATTGCAACAAGTGTTTCTTGACGCTTTTCAATCTCAACCATTTCTTCTGCAAGTTCTTTGTTCTCAAGAAGTCCTGCTTTTTGTAGCATATCAATTCTTGCTTTTTCAATATCAACAACAAGTTTAATTGCTTGAGTCTTTGCACTAAGATTATTTGTCATAGTTGCTTCATCAATAACCTCATAAGATTTTGTAATTAGTTTACTATAGTGTGCATCCATTGCTGCAAGTGCTTCTTTTGCACGAGCACGAATTGCATCATTAGCAGAAGCCATAACCTTCCACTCATTAATAAGTTCTACAACACGAACTCTTGGTATTGAAAGCTCTTTAGAAATTCTTGTTGGATCAGTGCCCTTTAGGTATTCTGCAACAACTTGGTTTACCTGATCAAGATGCTTAACTAGATCTTCTTCAGTTGACATATTTTCCCTCTAGTCTATTGATTTCATCCTTGATATAAAAGATTGCTTTTTCAAGATCTTGAATAGTTTTTGACTCATCTTTAAGGCCTGCTCTCCAAAGATATTTAAATGCATTACCAATGTTAAAATTACGGTGACGGGTAATTTGAATGCACTCAACACCAGAAGGGTCAGTTGTGTAGTGTAGTGGGTGATTAACTTGGTCAACCGTAATGCTTAGGTTGTCACTCATCATCTTCCTCCCAATCAAATGCTTCTGGCATTCCCTTTAATGTAAATACAGCATAAGTTAATCCAACAGCACATACTGCTGCAACAAATGTTACAAACTTATGAAACCTATTCATCTCTTTGACTTCCTTAGTCCAAATTTAGCAAGGTAAACATAGATAGTTTCTACGCTTGTACCGCACTCTTTTGCAATATCTTGTGGAGACTTTTTGTCCATAAGAAACCTCTTACGGAGCCAAGTCTCGCTAGTATATAGTTTAGCAGCCATAGTGTTATTTGTCAACCCCGATTGCTTTAGTCCAATTGCTCAATGCCCAGTGGCCAATTCCACAGGCATCAGCAACATCATTATCAGTAATAGTTCTATCATAAATAGTATTGATAAATTTAATAGTTCTTTCTTTCCGAAGGTTTCTTTCGTATGCCTTGTACCAAGATACTGATTTATTAGGGTTTTGTGATCTAATGAATAATTGTTCATCCTTAGATATCTTTTTATTACCAATAAAATTTTGCCATGTAATTGGGGATACTTTTCCAACAACATGAATTCCAGACTGACCTGCTGCCCCAAGCAAGGCACCTTGAACTAAAGCAAGATCAGCAGCAGTTTTAGGGCTGTTCATAAATACTGTATGCTCAATCACAATAGCATCAACATTTACTATGTGGTCAAACAGTCCTTTAGATTTTCTGCCAGCGTCAATCACTTTCTGATATATGTCTTTACCTTCAAAGTTAATCTTGCCAACTTCTTTAAGGTGTCCACCATGAAATGTGGCATAGGCAAGACTATTAGTACTGGCATCAATAGCACAAATACGTTCTGGTGCTATTTCAAGTCCCCATTTATTCTTGCTCATACTCAATGAATCCTTTAAGTTCTTTTAGCATTTTGTCTACTGCTTTTTTGCTTATGTTACAGTTTGAACAGAAGCCTGAGTCGTTATAGATTGACAAATCAACTCCACAACCACCCAAGCATTTTCTGATCTTGCCTATTCTCTTTTGTCTACGAGTTGCTTGATAGCGCTCTGCTATCTTTTCTTTTGTAGCCTCGTCTCTACAAGATTCACTGCAGTAAATCTGGTAAGAAACTTTTGGTGTGAAATAGTTATCACATCTGCTACAAAGTTTCACTCAATTCCTCCAGAGAAGCAATCTTAATAGTTCCATCTCCAGCTTCAGCACATGCTGCCTTTACTGGACATGTTTTACAAATCTTTGAATTACCACGATAGTTCTTTGTTGGGATGGTTTGATCATTCCATGCCTTGCGAACCTCTCTCATCCAATTAAAAGCATAGTCAACCCACTGGCGATAACCATCATTTACTTCTATTGGAATAATCATCAAGTCATGGTTATTCTTATTCTCATAAATAAGTGCACCCTTTTGCTTGCCAAGAATCTTCATATAAATAAGCAATTGAATTAGGTGTCCTGCCTTTGGCTTATTTGTTTTCTTGCGATACTCAAAAGCTTCACTCATCATTGTCTTAATTTCTCCAATGATTTCTTCACCTTCCCAATTAAGCATTACGTCACCGTAACCAAAGATTGGTGGATCATTTGCAATAACCTTGAACTCTGTTGTCTTCTCGCCCTTATCATTTACATATGGAACAGCAACACCAGAAGCAAGCATTGCTCCTTGAATTCTATCGTGTCCCATTGTTCCAGAACTCATATTAGCAACACCATACGCATCTGTATAATCATCAAAAATATTTCCATTGAATGCAAGATACCAGTATCGTGGACACTGACCATGCTGATATGCAATTGTTGATGGAGCAAATGTTTTCTTTGTGGTCATCTTTGGACCACGACTAACTGTATATCCAGAATTAATCTTAGCTATCATATCCTCAGCATTGAAGATTGTATTTTGCTTAGTGATTGCTTCTTTCTTTTCTGCTTCTTTTAACATAACCTGCTTTAGTAAACTTTTTGTCATTTTTTTTATTCCCCTTGTTTATATAAGTATAGCAGGTTAGCGCATTATATACTTGAGTGCTGACACCAAGTTATTGATAGATTCCGCTGCTGTGTAATAAATGTTCTTCTTTGCACGATCATTCTTGTCTACATTAGCCATCCAGGTAGCCTTAAAAGCCATCTTTGCTGCAATGGCCTGTAGTCTAACAATCTCAATACTTGCTACTTGGGTTGGAATATCTGGCTTAATAATCACCTTTGCAATAAATGTTAGGGCAGTAGTTAGCTCTTCGTCTTGCATGTAATCTGCAATCTCTGTCAAACCATTTACCATATCTAGTGTTGTTTGCTGTGGTCCTGTTTCAGTCATTTTGTTCCCCCTCTGTTAGTTGCTCTAATAATTCTACTTCAATTACTGCTAATCTTACCTTGGAATTGCCCTCGCCTAAAACAATAAAAATTGCTGGGTCATTATGATTTTTAATAGCATCTGTAACTGCCTTAGCCCAGATATCTTTATTGATCGTTATACCCTTTGGATACTCCTTAAAGTCCACAGTAAAGTTTCTCCAAGTTGCATCACCTTTATGTGTGCCACGTCCAGAGTTCTTGTGCTGTTTAGCTCCAAGTCTTTTTGATTCACTTCTTTCGCTCATAGTCCTTCTTCGTAACAATTAGTGGGACTCTTGATATATGTTTTTGTGAACACATCCAAGTAAGGTCAGCAGTTTCAAGCCAAAGGCGAAGTGACCTAACTTCTTCTTTACACGATTGACAGTGAAACTGACCGCTAAAAACTCTAAACTTTTCGTTAGCCATTTAGCAGCTTACTTCTAAGAGATTCTTGTAGATCAAGATCTTCTCTGACACGATTAATAAATCCTTCACGACCTTGAACTTTTGTTCCATCTTCAAGTTTATACCAAGCACCTGTGCGTTCTACAAGTCCTGCTAGTTCTGCTGTGTCAACAAGATCACCAATACCATCAATGCCAACATTGTCGCCTCTAAAATAAAAGTCATACTCACCGCTTTGGAAACCAGCAGATGTTTTAGAGAATTGTAACTCCCACTTAACCTTGCGACCAATCTTTTCTTCAATTAGTTTATCCCCTACCTGAATCTTTCCCTTAATCGCTTGGTTATCGGACTCAGATGAAAACAACTTAATAACAGTTGAGGAATAAAACTTAGTAGCCTGACCACCAGAAGGCTGCTGGCTAGTATACATAGCACTGATATTGTTACGAGACTGAGAAATAAGAACAAGCAAAGTTGGCTTAACCTTATTGTTTGCATAGTTAAGCATCTTCCATGCGTTACTAAAATCTCTAGACTCTGCGCCAATCTGCTTGGT